TACGCCCTGCGCACCAAACTGTATGGCGTTTCCGGCCGCGCCGCCGATCGAACTCCCGAGACTATCGAACGCACCCGCGAGGTTCGCGAGCTCTCCTGCGTTTTGCTGATGGGCGGCGACCGCAGCGTTTTCCGCGTCCGTTATAGCTTTCTGCTTAGCCTCGAACTCTTCCAGTGTTGGGATGAGTCCTTCACTCTCAAGGCCCAAGTCGGCCATACCATCGGCGGCGTCCTTTGTTGCGGAGGCGATGGCAGGGCCCATCTCGTTGAAGGCCTGGGTCATTGCCTCGAGCGGGCCACCAGGACCGAGCCCCTGAATTGCGGCTTGGCCGGCGGACCCAAGTTGTCGCAATTCTGCGACGAAGCGCGTGAGCTCTCCAGCGGACAACGCGGAGGCGCCTCCCAGTTGTTTGATGACAGCCTCTAGGTCCTTGACCTTCTGCGCCTGAGTCGCCGCAATCCCCACGTCGGAGATAGCCGCCTTCAACTCCTTAAGCTTCTTCGCATGCTCGTCAATCGGCTTGAGAACCTCCTTCGTTTTCTTGATCTCTTCGTCCAAGCCCTTTTCGAGGAGCTTCAGTTGTTCATTCACACTCGGAATGGACTCGGGCGACCCGAGCTTCGCCATCTCGAAGCCGTGGGCCATTGTTGCGCGCGTGGCCGCATTGATCGGCGGCCCGATCTCCCGGAGGACAGCCACGTACTCCTTGAGCTGCTCAAGAGCATTCTTTGTGCCCGGGATGATGCTGTCGATGCTGGCGCCGTACTCCTTGATGAGCCTCCCGGCCTCGGCGACACCCTTCGCTACCAGGTTCAGCGCCCCCGCCAGCACGGTCAAGATGTCGACGAACTCCGGGGTCGTGGCGATGACGGCGAAGAACTGTTCCTTCACGTCGTCAAGGGACCCGGACACGTTGTCGAGAGCGTCGTCGAGGTTCGCGAGACCCTGAACCTGCTCCTCCGACAGCGAGACCTTCATNACTTCGCCGCCCTCGGCGATTTGCTTCAGCACGGGNAGNANNTGCGCCCCGCTGCGCCCGAANGCGTCNATCGCCGCTGCAGTTCGCCGGGCCGGGTCCTCGATGGCGAACAGCCGGTCGGCCACGGCCTTGAGCTGGTCCTCCGGCTTGAGCTGGAGGAACGTCCCGACATCGATGCCCAGCCTCTTGAACCCGGCCGACCCCGACGCCGCGGCGCGCTGCATCCGCGTTACAGCGAAGGTGATCGCCTGCGATGAACTGCCTGCGTTCTTAGCAAGTCGCTCGAACTGCTGAGTTGCTTCGATGGCAAACCCACTAATGAGGGCCCGGTTCTGGATGTCCTCCCCCCGGCTCGCCAGTTGCACCACCGCGTTGATCGTGTCCCTTATGGCGTTGACGAACGCGTTGACCGCGAGTTCGGCGGCCTTGAAGGCGGCGCCGGCGACGCCGCCAGCGAGGGCGAGGTTCGCGAGGTTCGATCCGATCGGGCCGAACGACCCGGCGATTCGAGATAGCGGCCCGCTCAGCTCGTCCTTGAGCTTCAGCGTCGCGGTGACGTCGCCCGCGTTAACCGTTGCCACGGTTCTCCTTAACGAGCGCGAAGTGGTTCTTTTCGACTGACCGCATCAGGTCTGAGTCCCTGTATTGAGGCATCTTTTTCCAGTCGCCGTGGACCGCGTCGTAGAGCGATTTAGCCTCCGCATACCGGAGCAACTTGAGGCACTCGATCCCCGTCCTCTCGGGATCATCGTCGAGTTCCCTCGCGACGGCCAGCGGCGACTGCCCGAACTCGCGCGCGACACACGCGACGAGCCATAGTCTCCTCACACTCGGGTCCTCCACCGGGCCGTCCTCGCCGTCGAGGACCCGGTGGAGAGCCCTCAGTCTTTTCCCTCGGCCTCCTGGACCGCCTCGACGGTCGGGAGCGTCAGCTCGAGGATTGCCTTGCTGACGACCGCGGCCGCGGTTTCGTCGAAGTCGTCGACCTGCGACGGATTGATCCTCTGACCGTCGACCGACAGAACGCCGTATCGGAGGACGGTCGCGCGGTCGTAGGCGGCAAGTCGGTCCTCGGACTTCGCTGCCGTCGTTTCGGCCTTCTTCTCCTTGGCCTCGTTGGTGAACGACTTGAACATCTCCGGGCCCAGGCTGCGCGCCGTCGCGGCGACACGGTTCTGGCGCACGTCGGAGGCCTCCTCGAGCTGGCGGCCGGACAGCTTGCGATACTCGATCGTGTGGCCGTCGTGCTCGACGACCGACTTCGTCTGCGAAGCGAACATCTGCGGCTCCTTTCGATTAGCGACGGGCGCGGCCCCGGGCGGATTCCCGGGGCGCAAGCCTCTCGCTGTGGTCAGGTGCGACTAGACGTCGGCGGACACTCCGCCGGTGGGCCGCAGGACGGCCGACCACCGAGTCAGCGCGCCGCGATCCGCGGTCCGGGTGTATGACATCAGGTAGGTCTCGAACACCGTCGCGTGGCTCGCGTTCCAGGTGATCTTGAGCGTCCGGGTCGCGGTCGCCGGCGTCTCCGGGACCCGGCCGCGGAACAGCGCGTCCGGGCCGACGGTCACCGTGTCGTCGTAGATGCCGCTCAGCGTGATGTCGCCGATGCGGCCGACACCGATCGGGAGGCTCTCCTCCCAGGAGTCGCCGAAGCTGTGGGTCTCCTCGACGATCGACTCGACCGCTACCTCGTTGATCTCCTGGACGTACTGGGTGATGTTGGTCAGCGCGCCGCCGACCTCGTCGTACTCGACGATGATTACGCTTGGGTACGACTTCGCCATGGCTTACTCCTTCTTCCAGCGGTCCAGCAGACGCCGCAGCCCTACTGCGAGGCGCAGGACCGTACGCGCCCCCTGGACTTCCGACTCCTCGACTGCGTCCGCTACGATGCGGTACGCGAACCTCTCGACGATCCTCACAGCCTGCCTCGCCTGCTCTGCCCGCGCCTCGTCATCCACATTATCCTCGCGACAATGCGACGAAGAAGTTGATACTCTGCCCGGAGCCGGCTCCGTTGAAGAGCCAGGATACCGCGGCGTGCTGCTCGACCGTACCCGCGACAGTCACGCGCTCGTTGGCCCCGGCCGCCGTGACGTTCGCGAACGTCGCGAAATCCCCGTACGTGATGTCGTCCGAGCTGTCCCGAACCTTGATCGTGACGTCCGTGTAGCCGCCGAGCGTCAGCGCCGTGACGTGCAGGTCCGCGGTGCCGCCGCCGGCCGAGGACGACCCGTTGTTGACGGAGTCCGCGCCCTCGGTGTTGCCCGACGCGGCGGTCTCCGCGGTACCGTGCCCGTGCAGGACTACGGCGTCCAGGGCGGCGCCCGTGATCGTGTGGAGCGCGTGCGCCTTGGTCAGCGCGTCGCGGGCCGAGATCCGCACGTAGGTCGACGCGTAGGTCCCGTTGTAGGTTCGGCACCGCTTACCGGGCGTCGCAGCCTCGATCCCGACGGCGAGCAGCTTCACCGTGGACGCAGGGGTCAGCGGCGAGGTCCCGACCTTGAACGTCTCGTCGGGGCCGAGCGTAGAATCGTCGTAGAGCCCGCCCTGGAGATTGAACATTGTCCGGGCGATGCCGACCGGGAGACTCTCCTCCCACGAGTCGCCGAGTGAGTTCGTCTGCTCGAGCGCCTGCTCGTGCGTCTCCTCCATGGTGAAGGAGTGCGGCGTCATGTTCCGGCCTGCCACCAAGATGAACGCGGACGCGGGACCGTACTTCGCCATGCTCGCTACTCCTTCGAAATGTCAGAGTCCAGGACGGGGTTATACCCGTCGTCGAGTTGTACGGCGCCTCTCCGGCCGTCTTGGTGAGGCTCGAGGACGGCGATGATGCCCGCCGCGAGGAACCGCGGCGCCGCGAGATCCGAGACCTCGACGATCTCACCGGGCTCGCGTGCGACGATCGGACTGCCGTCGGGGAGACCCGACTCTCGCTGGTACAGCCCCGGCGTCAGTACCAAGTACCTCATTGCTTCTCCTCCGCGACGACCGACTTGCACTTCCGGCACCACGTCGTCGCCCACCCGCCGAACCCCGACGTCGTCTCGAAATCGTCGTGCCCGCACGTCGGACATCGGCGCTTCAGCGATCCGCCGTCGGGCTTCACCAGCGCGACGCTCACGTCGGCTCCTTGTCCACGAGGAAGCTCACCGTGTGCACCGACCGCAGCCCGTCGTCCCGCTCGAGCTCGAACGGCGCGGACTGCGGCTTGACGAGCTGAAACACCACGCCTCCAACGGTCGCGCCCTGGATCTTCGGGAGGAGCTGGTAGATCGCCTCGATCCGCGCCCGCGGTCCCTCCCAGTCCTCGGCGGCGCCGCGGCACCGTACCTGGATTCCGGGGTGCTCGAACTGAATCCCGTCCACTCCGAACCCGAGGTCCGACGCGCCCGCGCCGTACTGGCGCACAACCGTCACCACGTCCGGCTCCTCCGGCATCTGCCCGACGTATACCGTCTCGGTCGAAATCTGCGCCTCGATGTAGTCGGCGAGGATCTCTTCGGTAGTCGCCACTAGAGGTTACCCCACGCGGCGCTGAGCCGCTTCGCAACGTTCGCCACGAAGTCCGGTTGATGCGCGAGCACCGCGTACTCTAGGAACTTGGCCTGCCCATTCTCATGCCTGGCATCGAGATTCTCGTGGACGTACAGCGCGTACGGCGCGGCGGGCCCTCCGACGGTGACCCGGACCACGAGGCCATCCGGACCGTACTCCGGTCGGTGAGTCTCGTGACTGCCTCTGAGCGCGCCCGTCAGCACCGGCGTCAGGTTCATCGACGTCTTCTGGACCCCGAGGGCCTCCTGGTACACGGCGACCTCGAGCGCCTTCTTGGCGTTCTTGATGATCTGCGCCATCCGCGTCCCTAGATCGCCTACGCCTTCTAGAGCCATAAGAACCTACGACAGATAAATCTCGTTCAGGTACGCGCGAGTCGTGTCCGGATCGAGCAGTCCAACCTGATCTACCGCCGATCGGACCGTGCCGTCCGGAAACTGGAACTTGTCGCGCGGGTCGATCGGTTCACGGCGACCGGAGGCGCCGTTCGGCGCGATCGGCCGCAGGAGCGTGAGCTTCACGGACGTCACGATCTCGCTCCCGTCAGCCCTGCGCACTACGCGCTGCTTGTCCTCGAAGAGCGCGTCCATCAGAACCGCGGCGCCGTACGTCGGCTTGTTGAACCGGTCGCGCCCCGTCCAGGGGAAGTGCTGGACCTCGATCTGCAGCGTGGCCGTGACCGAATCGGCTATGGCGACGGCCGCGCGAACGATGTCTGCGAAACCAGCCACCCGCTACTCCTGCTCCGGCTCGGGCCGGTCGTAGAACGTCACCCGCGCCGTCGGCCTGGGGCACGGGAAGCCGCGCAGGCCCATGTGCGCCACGGCCTCCTCGCACTCCCGCATACCGTCGCGCGCCGCGCGCTCCGCCTCCCGTCCCTCGTGCACGTGGGTCACAGTACCCCCTTCCC